CATTGCCTGGTTGTTCGCCCTTGACATACCCCAGCAGCTTGGCGCCGCGGGCTACAAAGTCGAGCAGTTTCTCTTCTACGTGAGATGATGCCTGTGTTTCGCTGAGTTCCGGATTTTCATCCATCACCGCGTACACGAGGTCTGCCGACTTCAACTCATTGGTCAAAGGGAAGAACTCCTTGTTTGCGGTGACATACTCTTCTAGGCCCTTGAGCTGGTCTCGCTGACGCTGGCCTTCTTGCCATGCCGCGAGTTGCTGGGCGTACTGCTCGCTCTCGGAGCGAGCCTTCTTCGCTTCCTCAATGGCCTGCTGGGCCAGAGATTGCGGGCTGTTCTTCTCTTCGAGAAGTTGTGCGGGAGTCTTTCCCGAGGTCTGCACTTGGTGAACAGCGGCCATCTGGGACACTGCTTGGCGGAGCTGTGCGAGCTCCGACTCTCTTGGGTCTTGTGGGGCCGCCGGCTGTGGCCGGGCGGCTCTCATCGCATCACGCAGTGCGGTGCTATCGGGCGCCGTCGGGGGCGCCGCCTTCTCGCCTGCCACGTCGGCGGACGAGATGGGGGCAGGTGCTCCGGTCTCCGGGGCCTCTGCTGTTGGGGGGGAAGGAGGTGTGGAGTCATCCTGAAAGATGCCTGCAATCTCCTGGTTGAACTCTTCGTCTGTTTGGGCGGTCGCTTCGTCGCTCATGGGTTACCTATATCGCTGAGGGGTTTTGCCCGGCTGCGTCGGGCGATGGAGGCGTGGCACCCACCAAGGCTCCCTCGGCTTGCGCCGCGGCCTGGATGTCACGTTGGGAAATGAGTAGGTTGCATTCGTCGAGGAACGCACGTAGGATGTCGAGTCGGTCCTCTGGGGCCTTCTGCGAGCGGGCTCGTAGGTAGACTGCGTTCGCGGTCGAGAGGCACAGGTCCAAGTCGTCGTAGGGCTCTGGCTTGTGGGAGATGCCGTCGTCCAGCATCTCCTCGCACATCCACTTGACGGCGTCTAGCGCCGCGGTGGCAAGTGAGTCGGAGTTCTCGAGGTCTGCCAGGGACATGAGGTCCCGCATCTCGGCCTGCTCGGTGACGGCTCCCATCATGACCATATTGTTGACGTCGTCGATTCGGCCGGCGGGGTGCTGCGAGAGCTGGCTGCCGGCGGTCACCTTGATGACGAAGGAGTCGGTGCGTGGGTTGAGGGAGACGTCCTCCCAGTTCATCTGCTCTACGGAGTACTTGTTCCGCGGCACGACGACGGAGAACTTCTTGTCCTTCTCCCAAATCTGTCGGCCTGCGGAGGTGGCTTTGTCGCCGAAGTCCTTGTAGAGGTTCTCGTAGTTCTGTAGGGCCTGGGTCAGAGCCATGCTGCGCGCGTCGAAGTCCATGCGGACGGCGCGGCCCGTCTCGAGACCAGCGCTGGGCTGGTTCGGGGTGGCGCTGTCGAGACCGAGTCTCCGATAGGCGCGGGACTCCTGGTCGTTCGCTAGTTGCATGAGGTCCATGTGGACCTTAGGGTGTTGGAGGACGGTCGGGGGGACCTGGCCTTGGTACTCCCAGATGGAGTCGGGGGCGTTCGTGAACTCGGCCTTGGAAATCTTGGCGGAGCTCGGGGAGACGATGGTGTTGCCCCCGGAGGTCTCGGCCGTTTCGTAAATCATCTGGATGGAGAAGTTGAGGTCGATGTGAAGCCCCATGATTTCTTCCGGGACGGCGATGCCGTGGAAGGTGTCTCCGGGTCGGCGCTTCCAGCGGTAGCTGACAATCGGGAAGTCCTCGCGCTTCCACGCTTCGCGGAAGAGGAGCCCGCCGGAGCAGAAGATGATGTGAACGCCATCGTCGGCGCCGGGGTAGGTCGGGGGGTGCCAGGCCTCGACGATTTCCGTCTGTGCGAGGATGGGGGTGCCGGAGAGCTCTGGTCGGCGTTCGTTGAAGTCGTTCTGACTCAGAACGCTGGAGTTCTCGAGAGCCTTCTGCTCCTTCTTGTCCGGAAACCATCGCTTGGCGATGTCCTTGGAGACGAACTGGCGCTGGAACATGCGACAGGGCTGGCCTGACGCGGTCTCGACCGGGTCGGTGAACAGGTCGCCTGGGTGGACGTACCAGACTCCGACTGCGCTCTCTCGGAACTTCTTGGCGATTTTCGCGTGTCCCACGCCGAGGAGGCAGCCGTCGGAGACGATGTCGCGCCCGATGCTCGGGAAGAACTCCTTATGGGCGATGTGGTCGACCCACTTCTGCTGGTTCTTCGCAGTTCGGCGGAGGCTCCAGTTGGCGTCGCTCACCTGGTAGACGGCCCGGGGCTTGTTCCGGACGATTCGGGAGACGATGTTGTCGGTACAGGTAGCGATGAGGTTGTAGCTCGCTCGGCTGTATCCGTCTAGGTTCCTACCGTACCGTAGGAGCTCGGCCTCGAGCGTGGTGCTCCGGTCGATGTCCTCGTTGCGGTAAATACGCTCGTAAGTGTAGAAACGGTCCTGCCGTGCTTCGACGTCTCGAAGGGTCTCGTAATCGGCCAGGGCGGACTCAAAGACATCTCGGTCGGATTTCGCTTCCCACCAGAGATTGGCAAGCAGATTGTCATCCATATGGTCACTAGTAGAAGGTGCGGACCGTGGGAACGGTATTATACGTCAGGTAGGGGCCACCAGGCCTATACTCGCGGCCCGTCAGCATAGCGTCTCGGCGGGTGGCAAAACTGGTCAAGAGGGGGGTGGGGAAGGCGCCCCCCTCGCGGCCGCTATTTTCGGTCCGAAACGGTGCAAGACACCTTAGTACGACTCACCGGGCCTTCGGGCCCTTTTCTTTCCGCGGGGAGTGCCGAATGTGTCAAGTGAGAGTTGCTGCCGAGAAACTGCTACGAGCCCAAGACCCGCAGCGCCCCAGACACGAAGCACTCACCGCCCTAAGAGACCTAGAGAAGGCCGTTATAGCTTGCCGTCGTAGTAAGCCTTGCGCACCCCGCGCAGGCCGTGACCCTGTCGACGACGCGAGTCGGCCTTCCGTATAGCTGCCTCTTCCATTCTGTCGGCGATGCGGACCCACCGCTCTTTCTCCGTCTCGGCCCGGCCATCGAACTCCATCTTGTGGTGGTGATGGTGCAGTGCGCCGAATAGATACTGGAATGCGTCACTGAGGTGGTCCTTGTACCCCCTCTGCCACACGTACTTGTGCTTGTCTAGCGCATCCAGGTCCCACTGTATGATGGACGCCTCGGTGATGAGCTGGTGGTTCGTGGGGGCCAGAATCTTCAGCTTGCCGGCCATGAGGTCAGCGTTGATTAGCTGTATCCTTCCCCCCTTGTTGTGCTTGAGGGCTGGGGTGACGGGGATGCCGTAGGTGTTGGCCCACTCCCCGACGTGGGCCTTGCCCTGCCCGCCGGTGTCTGCGACAATCTCGGACAGGTCATACTTCTCCATGAGGCGCAGGACGTGCCTGGCGCTCTCGGAGGGGCTCTCGGTCGATTCCTCGAAGCTCTCGACGATGACGGCCTCCCCTAGTTCTATGGAGTAGCAGCCGACCACGTAGGCCGACTCATCCACAATACCAAGGTCGACCCCGAGTGCCCAGGACCAGTCGGTGGCCCGAGACTCGTCGAAGGAGTAGATGATGTTCACGTCTTGGTTGATTCGGAAGGCTGACCCTTCCGAATCCTTGACCCACTGTCCCAGATACTCTCTGACGAACGACGGGGTCTCTCGCGTCCAGCCGCGGTCCGAGAGAACGTCCGCGACGACCTTCTCGGGGTTCGGGATGGCCTTATTGTCGAAGAAGGTCCAGTGATGAGTCGACCAGGTGTCGACCTGCCTGCCCTTTTCGTCCACGCCGCTCCAAGCATCGTAGAACCCGCCGGCGCACGCCGCGTTGGGCGTGCCGGTGATGGCAACCCACGAATCGTCGCCAAACTGAAGCATGGCGGGCTCGATAATCTGCTCGAGCGTGATTTTCAGCAACCAGGCCGGGAAACCCTGAGCCTCATCGAGACAGGCGGCCCGAATGGACAGACCGCGGCACTTCTCGGCCTCACGCTGCGAGCCGAAGCCGCGCATGAGGATTTTGCTGCCGTTCGGGAACTCGATGTCCCCCGAGTTCCGGTTGAACTTCAACCCCAGGTTCAGGCGGCGGTCCAAGTCCTGCATCGCGGGCCAGAGAATCTCCATACCCTGCGAACGGGACATGGCGCCGTAGACCATGACGCTATTCTCGAACTCGAAGCCCGTCTTGCTGAACTTGATGGCGATTCCGTAGCTTTTGCCGGCCCGTCTCGAGCAGCAGGCCAGGATACGCTTAGCGGGGTCGCTTACAAACTCCTTTTGGCCCGGAAAACACAGCTCATCGAAGTCAATCGCCGCCTCCCGAATCTTTCGGAGGCGTTTCTCGGCTATGATGCGCTTGAGGCGCTCGTCAGACACTAGCTACATCTTCTGGGTCCTGCCCAGTCTCCCAGTTCTGCGGTAGGAGGCTGAACTTGGGGTACAGAACGTAGGTGGCACCGATGTCCTTGAGGGCCCGTCGGAAGTCGTACTCCTTCCAGCACATCTGGGTGCGGTAGGTGTAGAAGAAGCTGTCGGTGGGTGTCTTGAAACGCCTCATGGCCTCTTTGAGGAGTGCGGTGGCGATTCCCCTCCGGCGATACTTGTGCCCGCCCACCTTACCGGGCTTGTCGTAGCCTCTGACGTATGTCATGTGAACTAGCAGACGACCCTCAAATGGTTCGCACACGATGTAACCCAGGATGGGCCTGTCAATAATATGCTGCCACTCATTGACGTAGTCCTCCTCGTAGGCCACTATGACTCCCCCAGTGTTCGAGCACCGTGGGATGATGTACCGGAGAATCTTCTCCTCGTAGTGGTAGTAGACGGAGTTCGGGACATCCTTTACCCCCTCTCCGTCCCGGAAGGACTTCATCCAGGTGTTCTTGAAGTACCGAACGTCGGCTTCCACGCCCGGTCGGAAAGTTATCTGGAGCTCCTTCGGCGCTGGTGGCGCCGGTCGCTCCTCAACGAGATTTGTGAGAGTCTGCCTCAT